AAAAGTTTTTACAGCGTAAAGCTTTTAGTTTACCGATTACAGCAGGGACAGCATCATCATCAGCCATTGTAGCGGTAAGTGTATGAATACCTTCACGAACAAAGAATTTAGTATCATCAGGCATTGTATCAAATACTGTATCCGCTGGAGTTAATTTAGCATCGTAAAAACGAGGTAATTTAACCCAACGTAAAGAAACGTCTGTATTTGTGATTAATCCTGTAAGCGTTGAAGCTGTAAATGGGTCTGTTAAATCAACTTCATTATACGCTCCTGCGTTGGTAAATGTTGACATAGCAATTGCACCCACAAACTCGTCTATTTTAATAACGCAGTTTTTTGGCTTTCCAAAGTTTGGCAAACCTGATTTGCAACAAATTGTACTCATTTTATTTAAATTTTAATTTTTTTCAACAACATTCGACACCTTTGTAAACGGATAATGTTGGTCGAATTTCAACACCTCCTAAATTTGCATCTAGTATTCGCTCGTAAACAGCCTCACCATTTTTAGAATTTTCATTCGCAAATATTGAGAATGTAGTACGATTTGAACTAGACGACCTTTCTACTTTGTAACTTGAATCAATCGTATCTAAGAATGAATCTGATAATAAAAGCATAGGTTTAACGCCTTGTTTTCTGATTTGAAAGTTTTCATCTGAATTACCATTTTCATTTACTAGTGAATCACCAGTTAAATCAATATAATCCAAAAAGAACAATCTCAAACTAGCTTCTGAATCAAAAGGGCTAAACTGTTCGTTCACACTTTCATTAATAGATTCATAAAGCCAAATCAAAGGCAAACCATTATTTAAGTCAAATTGAATAGATTTTAACCACTCAATGTTAGCTGTGTATTTAGTTCCATGAATGAATGTTGGACGTATAATTGTGCCAACATCATGTTTCTTAATTACGGCTAATGGATTGGGAATATTTACAACAACTTCATTCGTCAAATAATTGATACTAATAACTTGAAATTCGTACGAACCAATTGTTATAATACGACCAACTTTTAACCATTTAATCGAACACAATACAAGTGTATAAGTTGTAACATTCGAAACAACAGATTTGACTTTGACTGTATTATCAATTAATGGTAACAGTTCGTAACGTAAAACATCAACTATATCCTTACTCATATCGAATAGTTAATTAGTATTTTTTGACCTTTGAAAGTTGGGTATGTACTGAAATTCTCATAGATGTACTGTTGAATACACTTAACCCATTTTACTGAATCATTGTATCTGTTGTAAATCTCTGAAATATTCGTTGTACTTGTTCCCGTTTCAACTTTAACCTGAATTACTCCATTTGTTTGTGAGGGCTGTAATCGAGCCTCTGTAACAGCGCTCCAATAAATAAACCCTAACAAAATATTCTTTAATCCTTTAGATTCAAACAACTGTTCATTACAAGTAGAATTAAAAGCAAGTTCATTAAATATTACTAAAAATTCGGGAGACGTTGGTACGCCCCCCGTTAAATCAGCAATCAATAAATCCCCAAGTTCAACACCTAGAATCTTATAAATGTAACTTTTCTCGTACAAATCAATAACATCATCAATAGTACCCAAATTATGCGGGTTCTTCGCTAACAAGTAACGACCTGTGAAATCTGCAACATTTACAATTAATCCCATTGTTAATCTTCTTTTGGTTCTTGAACTTTCTTATTTGTTTTCTTTGCATCAGCTAGTTCAGCAACTCCATTACTAATCATAGTTTTAGCATGGATAGATGGAATAGTTTTAACAGTTCCAACCTTCATTCCAGCTACATCTTGTATTAGTCTAATAGTTAACTTTTCCATAGCTTAAATTTTATACAGTTAACGCTGTGATTGCAGTAGCAATATCTCCTTGAACCAATACTTGCGTATCGTTTGCTGAAACATATTGAACTAACTCTTGTTCAACTAATACCGTACGTAAGTTATTGATAAAGTCATCACCTGACATATCAACTTGAACTGTCAATTGGTCTGCAAAAGCAACGTTAACAACTGATAAATCACCTCCAATAAAATCAACACCTGATGGTAAACCAGTAGAAGAAATTAATTCCATTCCAGCAACGATATTACCATTAGCAGAACGGAATGGAGGTAATTGATAAACTCCATCAGTAGTTTTTGCAACATCCATTGAAACTAAAACAGAAGGACGAACAAAAATAGCTGTAGCCATTCCGTAAGCTTCTTCTACTTGTAATGTAATCGCACGGAATACATCTGCAGTAGATGGATTTGCTAAAGTTCCCGCTAATGAACCACCAGTAAATGCAACAGCGTATTCAGTTAAACCAGCCAAGTTATTACCAGTATCATCACCAGCAAATAATTGGTCTTCCGTAACGATATCAACACGCTTAACTAAGTTTGATTTTACATAGTTTACCAATTGTGGCAAATTGCGTAAAAATTCAGTTGTAACTTTTGCGTGAACACCAATCTTTTTAGATTTTTTCTCACGCTCTTCATAACGTACAGAGATTTTTGTTTTTGTCGCCGCTTCTGCAATGAAAATAGGCGTTCCTTGTTCATCAAGTTCTTCCATCCACATTACACGGTTACCACGCATACGTCCAACAGATACATTTGATAAATACTTCATGATTCTTGAACGAATCTTAGAGATAATTCCAGTATTTTTTGTTAATGAATAATGTGAAGCAGAACCAACAGCATCGATAGTTGTTGAATCAGCAATGTTAACAACAGCTTTTACGGTATGAACGTCTCCATTTGCTAATTTTTCGAATTCTTCTTTTTTAGCATCAAAAGAATCTGTTAACGCTTTTTCCAATGAAACTGGAGCAGAATCTTTTTGAGTTGATTGTTCAGTAATTTGTTTCATTCGTAACCCAAATAATTCTAATTCACCAACAATGGCATTTTGTTTCTCAATAAGTTTCTGAACTTCTTCTTGTGAAACATTGTTTTTGTTAGCCTCTTTGATAGCTTTATCGATTTCAGCTTTACGCAAATTAGCGTCGTTTTCTTTTTTAGAAGTTAGATACTCTCTTTGTTGTTCAGGAGTCATTTTCTCTAATTCTTCCAATGATTTTTCTACAAACATTTTGTTTTTGTTTAAATTAATAATAAAATTGCTTTGCTTTGAGTGTCGTTTGACGGCTCTTGTTTATTGTTTTCCTGAGTGTCATTCAACGGCTCATTCTTACTTTCTAATGTTGGTGTAGCGTAATTACTACCTTTTACAACCGCACTACCTTCGATTAGTTTTAATTCAGTTACCGCCCAAAAATATCCTTTTGAATCTGCTACATCGTTATTAACTACCATTGGATAGTATTTGTCCCAGTTTTCTTTTTCAGCTGTGTAAATTGATTCCTCTGAATTGATACACATAACAATCTTAACGTAACGCATTCCGATTGAATGATTTCTTACATATCCTTTCATGTATTGATTGAACATGTATTCGTTACGAGATTTACTGATTGGTGTTTCAAATATCAAAGCCTCTGTACTGCCTTCGAATTGTGGAAATCCCAAAGACTTCCATGTCATGATTTGTGCGTATGCTTTCAATCCGTCATCTACATTTGTAGCAATGATTTTATCAAAGCACATTTCATGCTCTTGTAATAATGGTAAATAACTAATTTCTGATAAAGTCTTTTTGAAACAACCTTTGATGTGAACGTCTAAATGTGAATCAAGCAAATTAGTTGTGTTAATAACTAACTTTCTTTTAATCGATTCATTTGTATCTGTATTCGGTTCATCTTCTGATTTAGTCGCATCAGTTTTAACAAACGGATTAGTAGAAACTAGAAAAGAATCAGATTTTTTAACGTTGTTCGTTTTTTCAGCAATAATCAAAGACTTATTCTGAAACATCCATTGAACTTCTTCGTCCTTGGATTTAAAAACTGGTGCTTCAATCATTTCGTAACGATTTTAGTTGATTTAACAATCTTTTCTTTATCTTTTACAGCTTGTTTAATTTCCGCTTGTGTAGGTTTTTGTCCTTCCATAATGCAAATTTACCATTTATCAAGGCAAATATAAACTTTTTTCTATAAATTTGACAAAATATTGAAAATTATGGGATTAATTCACATGGGTAACTTTAGATTTAAATG